GTCTGCGCGCTTCTTAGCATGAACACCGTGTACCTTGCCGCCTGACTTATACTGGCGCGGGCTAACAGGGCGCATGCCATTCTGTTTATCCGCCTCAAGCATTTCAGGAGGCGACCACGACGAGGAGTCAACTTTAGTATGAGGCTCGCCGCTCTGGATGCCTTTTAACTTCTTGGCTGCACCCTCACGGGCCTGTTTAAGATATTCATGCATAAGTCTGCTCCTTCACTGCGCGTCCGCAGATGTAATAAGGGAATATTAGCCTATTTACCAAGTTTGTACAATAGATGTTCATGATCTGTTCTGCATTCTTAACAGTCGTATAGAATTAGCCAACGCATTGTTTTCTCCCACAGAACCACCAGAAGCTAGTCTGTAGTTAGGGACTTTAGACCAATCAATAGCATTAGCATATTTGGCAAGACTTGCGCCTAAATTCTTATAGGGTGTGCTTGCTGGGTATACATAAGGGATAGGCTTGCCCGGAATTACTGGTTGTGGAGGAATAGTAGCCGTCGCAACAGGCGTAACGTCAGGAACGTATGGCGTAGATTGAGTATTACCCCCTCCAACTCTTTCAGGAGCCTGATACCCCGGCGCCATAGACTGACCATTTAATTCAGGGTTGGCATTGTACCGTGGGTCTGTATTTATTTTATTATAAGCCGGATTTAATGAGCCATCAGGCAAATACATTGGCACAAATGGATTTGTAATATCCTCAATAAGCTTATTAAATGAACTGCCTAACGTAGGATTGCCTCCAGCATCTACAGTTAACGGCGTCCTTGCGCCCAATCCCATAGCTGCCACAGAATTTTGCGGGGACTGCAATGCACTATTTAATTGATCGCTAGTGAAATTAGGATTACCCGCCATAACTTGGGCCACGTTATTATTGTAATCCGCGATCATGCGAGGGTCTTCTACGCTGTCTACGGGAATATTTCTGTAAGGGTCAGTAAATTGATTGACGTTTGGCGTTAATCCATAAGCGCGGGCTAAAATTGGGTCTGATGGGACGTATGTTTCTGAGCCTTGCGCCACAGGCGCTACTTGCCCTCCCGCTAAACCAGAGCCTGTAACTTTGGGAGTAGTTTCAGTTGGTTGAGTATTTGATTCAGTTGCAACCGTTCCCGTACCAGTACCTTTTCCGGCCAATGCTAAAGCTTGTTTAACCGCGACATCTTTTGCGGCCTCAGTATCTAGCCTTTTTAATGCTGCTTGCATTGGGTCAACAGGCTGCCCTGAATTTAAAACTGCATTAATAGCAGCTTGCTGTGCCGCACTTGAGTAAATTGGAGATGTTGCGGCGGGGCTTGTATAATTTGCGCCAGTTAAAACAGCATTTATTGCGTCTTCTTGTGAAGTTGGTTGTACCGCCGCAAGAGATTGTGCTGGAGTGCCTGACGCACTTGTTAAAGCGCCCTGACGATTTAAAATATTTGTCATGTCGCTTAAATTTGCGGCTCCAGTTGCTGCCGCAGCCGTGTATTTATCAGTAGTGTCAGCAAATGGGTTAGGGATTGATACTGCTTCTATTGGAGTAGGTTCAGTATAATTAGCACCACTTACAACTGCATTAATTGCCGCTTGCTGTTGAGCGGCGGCATTAGCATCAGCTAATTGTTGCGCTTCCACCATTTGAGCCGCTGAAGCGTCAAGCATTTGAGAGGACATGCCAGATGCAGTTGTTATTGGCCCACTAAGCGGTGGATTGGATGGGCTTGCGGGTCCATAAAGGTAACTGGTGTCTGTTCCGGTTAATTGATTAACATTTGGATTGGCTAACGGGGAATTTGCGCCAAGTGTATCTACAGGACCATTAGCCGTCGCAGCCAAAGCAGCCGCCATAGCTTGATCTATTGTTGGTGTAGTTACAGCATTATCTGGGACATTTACAGGAGCAGGTTGTATGTCAGCAATGTTTCCTTGCGGGGCAATTGAAGGTTGCGATGGAAGATTAGCAGCTTCAGCGGGAGAAACGCCAAACATTTGATTAACAACATTGAGGGCTGAATCCACAATAGACGGAGATTCTGGCGCAACATTTTGATTTGCTTGCGTTTGTGCGTCAGCCTGTGCTTGTTGATCAGCCTGTGCTTGTTGATCAGCAGACCGTTGTTCTGATTGAGAAACGCTATCCGCACGGACATTATCGCCACCGCCAGCATCACCGCCACCGCCAGCATCACCGCCATCATCAAAGTGCTTACGCGCTAAATGAAGAGCGTGAGCAATATGCTCATGAATGCTACCGCCAAATTTAAAGTGTTGATCGTGTGAAGACATTAAATTTCCAATCTGATCGGCATAATTTTTGTTTAATGGAATTGCATTATTAATGGTTATAGGATTTCTACCTTCAAATTGAGGTGCAAACGTCATTTGATCTACAGGAGAAAAATTTTTTCCAGATGACCAATAAGGCTTAACAACAATAGGAACTTCAGTGTATCCCTGTTTAGCCAAAGCAGCCATTCTATGCCGCCCTTCATGTCCGCCAATTTTACCATCTTCAAATTCTAAAAATGGTGTTTGTGTTTCTTTTGTTAATTTTTTTAAATTTAAATTTCCTGCTTCATCCCATATTTTGTTAAAATGTTCATCATCTCTTGTGGTTGCGTGTAAAAAATCCATTGGATTTACTGTTGCCACATAAGCCTTTGAACGACCATCATCATAATGAGAACTACTAATTTCAAAATCTGTTCTTTTAGGCGACCAACCTATAGATTGTGGCATACCTGCGCCACCAATTTGCGGTTGAGTTAATCCTGTGTTGAATTGCGGAACATTAGCTTCCAAATCCAACCCAGCAAGATTTTGATTTAACCCGTTGATTTTAGATTGAATAGCATCAGCCGTCGCATCGCGTCGGGCAATATTGATAGCATTGCTGATGTCATCATCTTGGGCCATGCTTTATCTCACTGTATAACGCCGCCGGGTTGTGGTGCCATTTCAGGTTCGTTGCCCTCAAGACGCTGCAACATGCCCGGATCAATGAGTTGGCGAGCAATGTTAAGGCCTTGTGGGTTACGGGCCATTTCTTCTGCAAACTTAACCGCCGCAAGACGTTCACGGCTTTCACGGTCGCGCTTGCGGTTAATGGCATCCAACTCAGAGTCAACGCCCTTCTGCCGGATTTCAGCCATGTGGATTTGATCCTCTGGCGACATCTGTTGATTTGCACCCGTCTTAGCTTGCAATTCAGCCGTCTTGGCTTGCGCTTCCATCATTTTGGACTGCGCCGTAATCATTGCCGCCTGTCCCGCCATCTGCGCAGCCTGAGCCTGCGGGTCTGGTGGTGCTGGCTGGTTCTGAACGTCACGCAGCAACGTGCTAGGGTTAGCCCAGCCAAGTGTTAACAAGGCTTCACGGTTAACCGCGTCAAGGTTGTACAAGTCAGGCGCCTGCTGAGCCAACTGCACAAGAGCCGTCACCTTCATGACGCGCTGGATGTGGCTGGCCGTGTTAGGATCAGCTTGCGGAACCAAGTCATAGTTATCCAAGGCGGACAAAAATGTCCGCTCGTCCCACTGGCCCGCTGGGCGCTTGTTGCGCTGCCAAAACGAATCAGGGTGATCACGGAAACATTGCGCAAGCAACTGGAACTCTTCAGCTTGAGCCGCATGCAACCGCTTGTGGACACTATTAAGAAGTTTTTGGGCTTGCTCAATGATGGCCAATGTCGTCCCAACAGGGGCGTCTTGCTTACCCTCGCCCACTTGCATCTCAGCGGTGCCACCTAGACGCTGGCCATATTGGCTAATGGTTTCTGCAAATGCACCCAATGCGCCGGATGGTTCCTTGTAAGGCAATGGCATAACGGCTTGCTGAATAGGCATGCCCGCCGTGTCAATCTGCGCGCCACCGCCCGGAGGAACGCGGAATATGTTACTATTCTGACGTCCTGAAGTTTTGGCGTACAGGAAGCCGGGGAAGTTGGCGTACATACCCGCGTCAAGCAATTCGCGCCAAACGGCAGTTAAGCCATTGGTCGTGTTGCCTAAAATGTGAAGTAGACCCATGCCATAAAATTTAAGACCCGGCACAAAATCATACTTAACAAAGTGCGTATCTGCCTCTGGTAGGTCTTGATCTTGCTCATCATAATTGCGGACAATATTAAGAACTTGCTTAGACGAAACGTCTATGGTTACGCGGTAGGGGACTTCCAAGCCAGACGCTTCACCGTCAATTTCATGCTCAAAGCCCGGAATGTTTAATTCGCAGTAGCACTCATATATCTCGCGGTCCCTATCTTCCGCGACGTTGATATCGTCTTGGGTTCCTTGGATCGCGTTTTTCTCTCTTTGTACAGCGTCAAGTTCCTTTTGCTTGGCCTGTCCAAGGTCAACGTCCCGGTATGCGCCAATAATCTGCATTCTTTTGACAACCGTAGGACGCATAGAGATTCTGTGGGTAATCCGGCGAGCATTTGAAAGGTCCGTGGCTTCATTGTTGACAATAAGGTCATCAGCATCAACCGTTTCAGAAACGGGACG